ATGATCGAGGAGGTCCAGTTACTTATCGAGGCCGGAAAGCTCTATGCAGACGAGAGCGGAAAAGTTTCTTTGCAAAAGGGCGTTGAGTACATAACCCATAAGGGCGGCTCAGAGGACGCTTACACGCACTACGGCTGCAAAAGCTGGCAGGACCTGGCTGCCAAAACCGGCCTCTTCTCTGTCGAGCGCCAGAAGAATCCCTGCTCAGGTCGCTGGGAACATTTCTACCGGCTAGGTGCAAAAATTCCGCTTTGAGCCAAAGGTGAGAATCTAAGCGCTGACTCCAAGTGATCAGGCGACAGGTGTGCATAGCGCATGGTCATCGTGATGGTGGAGTGCCCGAGGATGCGTTGCAGACCCAGGATGTCACCACCGCCCATCATGTAATGGCTGGCGAAGGTGTGCCGGAGGATGTGGGTCATCTGGCCGGGAGTATGGAAGCCGCAACGCTGGTAAGCAGATCGGAATGCCGACCGGCAAGGCATGAACAGCCGACCATTCCCCGGCATCCCCACCTTTAAGGCAATCTCTTCGACTTCTTTGGGGATCGGCACCGACCGGGACTGGCGGTTTTTGGTCCGGTGAAAGTGAGCCTTACCGCCGAACAGGGCACCGCGTGGCAGGGATTCCGCTTCATCCCATCGGGCACCCGTGGCCAAGCAGATCAGCGCAACCGGGTAGGTATGGTTGTTGGTCGAGCGCTTGCACTCTTCCAGCAGTTGTTCGACCTGTTGCAAGGTCAGAAACGTCAGCTCGGTCTGGTCGGTCTTGATCTGGCGAACCTTGGCCAACGGGTTGTTGCCGACCCAGGCACCCAGGCGGATCAGTTCGGAGAAGACCGCCGACAGGTAGCGCTGTTCATGGTTGACGGTGTGCGGGCTGACGTCCTTGAGGCGTGTCTGGCGATAGCGTGCCCAGGCGAGGGCATCGAAGTTGGAGGCCATCGGATTGCCGAGGCGTTCGACCGTGGCGAGGGTTCGTGCAAGACGATGCTTGGCATCCTTGAGCGAGCAGCCGTGCAGGTCATGCCAGAGCGTGACCAGATCAGAAAGACGATCATCGAGCGGTCGGCCGGTCGTGTTCAGGCTGGCGAAGAACTCCGATTCATAGCGCTGGGCTGCGGCCCTGGTCTTGAAACCTTTCTTGCGGATGCGACGACCCGAGCGGCCGTTTTCGTAGAAGTCAGCAGTCCATGTGTTGCCGTCTTTTCTGGCCGTCATACAGCACGCCCCCAACGAACATGCCGTTCTTCAAGGATGCCTTTGATGTGCTTATACAGCCCGTCTTCATCCATGCCTTTGGCGGCATAGTGGTCGCGGATCACCGGCCAGCACTCCCAATCCTTGAGCCGGTAGAAAGCCTTTCTAGCGCCCACTCGCTCCCGTGCCAGCAGGCTGACGAAGTTTCCCAGGAATAACTCGACGTTCTTGCCGGAGAAGCCCCGCGAGGTCTTGTATTGGCGCTTGTACTCGGTGTCATCCACCAGGGAATCCACCGGCAGATCCACGCGCACGTCGTCGCGGATCAGCGTCCAGATGGGCTCAAAGTAGCCAGGGCGAGCCAGCAGCTTGAATTGACGCAGGCCATAGCGCCACAGGCCGTCGAGGTGCGGGGCAAAGGCGGCGTAGCTGTTGGTTTCGATGGTTTCGCCGCTGTGCAGGTCGAACGAGCCGGACGCGAATTGCTGGATAACTGAGTGGTGATAACGCAGCTCGACACGCCAAACGTCTTGCTCGGGGTTGTAGTTGTCCGGGTCGGCTTCATCGAAGCTGTCGCGGCGTCTCCAGACGTTTTCCCAGTAGTCGAGCTTGTCGATGGCTCTAGCCTGTTCGGTCTTGTTGTAAATCCCGAGCTGGACGCCACCAGCAGAGCCGAACAGGTAGGACTGACCTTTGCCGTAGGTCGCAGACTCCAGGGTCCACTGAATTTCCTTGATGCCGGAGATATCACGGGCAGCGCGTGCGCGGCAGTGCATGCGGGCGACCAGATCGGCGGGCGGTTGCCAGCCTTGCAGATCCAGGGCGAGGTGAACGGCGCACTGGTTGCGCTCGATGTTGGTCAGCACGTGGTCGGCGTAGTAATCCAGACGTTCCTGCAGGCGCTCAGGTGAGAAGGTGTCGATGGCATGGGGTGACACTTCGATTTTCAGGTGGGGGCCGATGTTCTCCAGCTTGGCGTTGAAGTTCTTCACCAGCAGGATGATGCCCAGGTCAGCGTTCTGGAGCTTGTACTGGTAGCCCGAATCCTTGCTGACGCGACCCGAGTGCCAACGCTGGCCAGCGAAGTCGACGATGGTGCCGGGCTTCTCGAACAGACTCATGATTTCCGGGCGGATCAGGCCTCGATACAACTGGCGGACGGTATCGACGCTACAGGCCAGGATTCGGACGTTGGACAGATCCACGAAACCACCCGCCCGAGGATCACAGAACAGACGACTTTTCGGGTTCTCTTTCCCGGTTTCAATATCAATGCGGTAGTAGTCCTTTGGTGCGCTCATTCTCTGTATCTCTCTGGTGTAACGTGGTTACTAAAATCGGTTTATCTGACGTGCTACAGGGACGTCAGCGCCCGCGCGGCGGCGCACACGCGCGCTCGTGCCTCGCACGCAACCACGCCGCCGCGCATGGCGTTCCTTTGGTCTTTGCTCACAGGGCACCCTGATAGCCGCTCAGCGACGGCCATGCAGCGCCTACCGGTGCGTTAGCGCTGGCAGAAGGGGCAGGGCGCGAGGGCTGGTTTTGGGGAGGCTGTTGCTCTGGCTGTGTCTGAGCAATCTGGCCGTTGGGATCGGGCAGGCGATCAGGCTTCGCAGGATCGAATGCACCTTCTTCGACGTAGGCCATGCAGGCTTCAAAGGACACTACCGCTCTAGTGCCTTGCTGGGTGTTGCAGCGACAGCCGTAGACCTTGCCGTCGCGATAGCCCAGGACGAGGCGCTTGTGATTCCTGGCCACCATCTGTTGATCGGTGGAGTACATGCAGGACAGACGCGGATAGGTGACGGGCCGGGTGATTTCGTCATAGATCGGCGCCGAGCTGGGCACATCGGGCAGGCGTGGCACTCGCAGGGCGACGTACTCTTCAGGCGACAGCGGCGCGGCATTGTTTGGGGCTGGCTGTTGCGCCACGGGGTCGCCGGTCGGTGACGTGGCGCGCGCCTGTTCGACGGCTTCGGCCTGGGGCTTGGGCGGGGCTATGCGCCGTTCATAGATGCCATAGCCGAAGTAGCCGATACCGATGATGCAGGCGATAAAGACGAACAGCGCCCGAGGCGGCTTGAACTTCATGTGATGTTCGGAGCCTTCGGCAACGGACTGGTACACGCCGAAGTACTTCTTATCGAGTAGCACCCGCGTGGCCTGGCCGTCGCTGAAGTCGTTTTTCTTCTCGACGTCCATGTTCACGCGCTCAAACTCCCAGCGCTTGATGACTTTGCCCTTGTGGCCTCGCACGTAGTGGATATGCGAGTTGCAGAGCTTGCGGAAGTGGGTGTCGATCAGGCCGGGGTTTTGGGTGATGCAGTGCAGTTCATGGCCGCGATGGCGCATGGTTTCCAGGGCGCTGGCGTAGGCGGGGACGGCAGAGCCGGCAGGGCGAACGCGGAAGAAGGTCTGCGCTTCGTCGATGACGATCATGGCGTTCTGTGGCAGCTCGTGCCATTTCTGCGGCTCGTCGAATTCTTGCCAAACGGCCTCGAGGACTTCGGCATTGGGATCGAAGCCGCGGATGTTGTGGTAGTAGACCGGGCGGCCTTCTTTCGCGGCTTTGGCGTCCACTTCCTTGATGGTGTTCAAGGTCTTGCCGTTGCCCTGCAGACCCGTGCGCAGGACGAACATCAGCCACCCGCCTTGTTGAGCAGGGCGAGGCCGGTGATGGTGCCGGTGATGCGGTCCATCCCGGCCAGCATCAGGCGAGCGATGACGGCGGCGATGATGATGTTGATGGCCACATCGACCTTGGCCATGCCGAGGATGGCCGCGACGGGTGGCGGGATGGCGCCGAACAGGCCTTTGACGTAGCTGTCGACGGTGTCGATCAGTTGGCCGATACCGACATAGGCAACGTAGGCAAAGCCCAGGGACGCCAGCGCCCGGAAGACCAGCCCGGAAACGATGGAGCCGAGGAAGGTGGCAAGCAGTGGTAGTAGTGGCATATCAAGACCCCTTGATTCCGCGTCCGATGGAGACTGCAAAGAAGATCGAAGCCAGGGCGACAATCAGCGGGCCGATGGCTTGGGCGAAACGGCAGGCGGGTTCCCAGCTAAACGAGTAGCTGCGACCCATGACGGTGAAGCTCTGTGGGGAAGGGCAGGACTGCGGTAGCCAACGGCCTTTGTTCACGGCTTCGGTGAACAGGCTGCTGACGGCGATGGACTTCTCTTCCAGCTGGTAGTCCTCGCCGGCCAGTTCGCTCTCGATGTCGCGCTTAACCTGTTCGTTGTACGTCCACTGGCATATCTGGTTTTTGTTGGCGCGCAGAATGGCGCACTGGATGACGTCGCCTTCGCACTTCAGCTCGGTGTCGCAATCTTCGCCCTCGACGCTGGGCTTTACGCATTTGTTCGGGTCGGTTTTGGGGTCGCACTCGCCGTCATCGTTGCCCTTGCACTGGTTGGGGTCGGTTTTTGGGTCGCACACACCATCGCCATCACCCTTGCATTGATTCGGATCGGTCGCGGGATCGCATTCGCCATCCCCTTCGCCGTCTCCCTCGCCATCACCGTCACCTTCTCCATCCCCGTCGCCGTCTTCGCCGTCACCATCATCGGGCGGGCAGACTTCGCCGGTGCTGGGGTCGCATTCCTCAGGCTCATTAGGCACGCAGGTTGTGCCCGACCATGTGTGATCAGGGCCGCACTCCGGTGGCGGGTCGGTCGGGTCCGTTGGATCGGTGGGATCGGTCGGCGGGGTGCCGCCGGTGGGGTTGTCGCCGGGCTCGCATTCAGCGCCGGTGAATGTGCCTACGCCCCAGCAAACACCAGTGGTAGCGCCTTCGGAGACCGGGGCGCATTGCGAGGTGCCGAGGCTGATACGGCAACCGGCCTCACAGCCATGTTCGATAGGGCCGAGGCCATTGAGGTCGGGCCGCAGCATGGACCAGGTGGTGTTCTGGCCGGCCTTGGATTCGCACTGAGAAGGCGGTGGCTCGCAAGAACGGGTTTGCTCGTTGTAGACGTTGGGTGCGATGCACTCATTCCCGAAGCGATACGCCCTTACTCCCCCTATCGGGGCTGAGCTGCCGGATGGCCTTACGGTCGACATGTTGCATTCAAAAAGAATGTCGCTGAGGTAGGTGCCGCCTCCCTCATAGCGATAAGTCCAACCGTTTGTGTTGTAGTCACGCCCATTCATGTACTGGCAGTACTCCGTAGGCGTACGGTAGTGGGGAGCAATGCCGGTAGAAGAGCCAGACCAATAGAATTCAGCGGCCTGAGCGTTCGGAAGTGAGACGATTGCTGATAAAACCAACACCAGCAGCGCCATAAAGATCCGTAGTGATTGACCCTGGCGCATCTCATACCCGCCCAAAGAACAGAGCCCAGAACGCCATGACGATGATGATGGTGGTCAGCATGTTGGCGTCCATGAAAAGCCCTTATGTGAAAAAGCCCGATAACGAGTTACCGGGCTGGTTGGTTGCAGCCGGCCTTACAGCGCGCGGCGGATGAACTTGAAGGCGGCGATGGCGATGATCACGCCGAGGACGATGCCCGCGACCTCGACGCCATCGAGCTTGGCGGCGTCCAGGGCATCGGTTACGCCAGTCGGCAGGGCGGCGTGGGCTTGCTGCATGGCCAGCAGGCCAACAGCGGCGGTAGCACCGAGCGAGCGGCGCAGGACTTTCAGGTTTTGCATGGGGGTGTCTCCTACAGGTTGAGTGCCTTTTTCAGCACGAGAGCGCCGAAGACGATGGCGAACAGCACCAGGGCGTGTTCGCGGATCTGTGCATGGTCTTCAGCGGTTAGCCCGGTCGGGCTTATCTCACTGAGCGCGACGGTGGAGAGGGTGCCGACACAAACCGGGGTCTGGCCTGCGCTCTCCCATACGCCGTCGCACACAATGAAATTCATGGCGCCCCCTTACTCGGCCAAGCTGGGGTCACGGATGACCTCAGCCATGGCGATGCAGTCGGGGCAAATCACGAGGTCGGGCGCCGTGTTCAGATCGGGCAGCAGGTCGGGCTGGGGGGCGGACTGGTTGTAGAGCTGGCCCATGGGCTGCCCGCAGCAGTCGCACAGCACGCGATCAACGATCAGCACGGCGGCGCCCTCCCGTCAGGCCTTGGCCGGGTCCGGCTGGGTGCCGGTCGGCTTGCCTTGTTGTTGGGCGGCGAGCTTGCGGGCTTCGCTGGATGGGTCAGCAGCACCGCGAGTGGCCTGGCCTTTCGGGTTCACGGCTTCGATGTGCAGGGCTAGGTTTTTGCCCTTGTTCTGGCCGCCGCGTGCCACGTCGAAGGTGATGCGCACCAGCTCCAGCGGGGCGAACTGGGCGCCAGCTGCGAACACTTCGTCAGCAGCGTCTTCAGCGATAGCCATGCCGATGATGGACAGGCCGTGCTCGGTCTTGCCGTCCGGTTCGTCGCCGTAGAAGACCTTGGCGTATTTGGTGTCATCCACCTGGGTCATCTGCGTGCCAAGAAATGCAACTTCCATAGTCGAACGTGCCATTTGTGTTTCCTCGCTTTGTTGCGCGTTATTGCGCGGTTTTGCCTTTCAGCAGGCCGAGCGATCCCGCACGGGCAAACTTTCGTTTTTGCCCGAGGGTGGCTCTCGACTTGCCGGGGTTTCAGTTGCCGCTTGTGCAGCCTGTTAGTTCGTTAACACCAAGGGCCGCGCCCTTGTCATCCAGTTTCGCCACCGTCGCCCGCGACTGGCGGTGATTGCGCTGTTCGGTTTGGCAGACCGGGGTGGCCAGTCACGGACGCCGGAGGCGACCTCCTGGGTGTCTCCTTGAGCTGTAGATAGGCCCAGTAAGCAATGAATACTGGGAGGAAAATCAGAGCCAGGAGGAATACGTAGCAAAACACCAAAAAGCCCAGGTGGAAGAACTGGAATACCAGCAATGAAAGCACCTCTAAACCGGACTCCAGTGAAGCGATCCATTGAGAAATCATGCGATCACCCCACCAGTTCGAACGGTTCGCGCAGGGGCACGAAAGGCGTTGGTTTGCCGGTGTCGCTCACAACGTGCCAGTACGCTTTCGGACGGTTGCCGGGCTTGTGTTTCTCGCAGGTATAGGCCTGCGTAACGTGGTTCCGCCCATTGACCACGGACCATCGCGCGGGGCGGCAGTCGGTGCATTGTGTGTATGGGTAAGTAGGCGCCTTGGGCGGTGTCCAGTTGCGGTTTAGCCAGCACACAGAGCAGTCGCAGTTGTCGGCGTGAGGTTGGCGCAGGTACTGGCTCAGGCTTTTCATTGGCCGACACCTCTGGCTTTGCCTGGGCGAAGCTGGCTTGCAGGCGGGTGACGATTTCGGCGTTCAGGGAGCGGTTCGCCTGTTGGGCGGCTTGCTCTACCTGGGCGCGGAGGGCTGGCGGCATGCGCAGCTTGAATTGCTGATCGGCGCGGCTCATGCGGCAGCCCTCACACCACGGACGCGGTAGAAGTCGCGGGCGCGTTCCTGGGTGAGCCCCCAGTGGCGACCAGGGCCGGACGGCAGGTCAGCGATTACGCGCTCTATATAGGCAGCACAGTCGGCCTTGTTCGGGCCGGTGTGGACGCGGTGCCAGCGGCGTTGCTTGGTGGCGCCGTGCAGGGTGCAGGTTTCGACGATGTAGGCGGTCTTAGTCATCGCTGTAATCCCCCGCGCAGAAGATGGTTTTGCCTCTATCGAGGTCGCGGCGGATGCGGTGCAGGTTGATGACGCGGTGACGGCCGATTTTCACGGTCGGGACGGTGTGGCTTTCGATCCAGCCGCGCACCACGTCTTCGGTGATTTGCTCCATGCCCAGGAGCTGAGCCAGCACGTATTTCGTGCAGAACGGTGCGTCGCGGAAATCCGTTACGCGTTGGGCGTCTCCCGAAATCGAAAGCCCCACTACACCAGACTGTTCCATAGCTGTACCTTATGTTTCACCAATGACGGCAAATCATATGAATTTGCCATATGTGCAAACCATAAGGGCAATTTGTCATTTTGTACATATGACATGCCATGAGTATTTGTAATGACGGACAAGCTGTCTGATAGAGCCCTTCAACTGATCAACGCTGCGAGCTTGGTCGAGCTTTCAAAGGCTGGAGAGACCGACTACCCGCGCTGGGTGAACATCAAGCGTGGGAGGGCGCGTGTCGGTGCGGATGAAATCGAGATACTAGGGAAGCTATACCCTAGCTATAGGTGGTGGTTGCTTACTGGCGAAGTGATACCAGAGAATGGCCAGACAAGCCCCGACTACGACGAGGCCAATCGAAACTTGACCAATCCAAACGCGGGATAGCGATCACGCAAGAAGCAGCTAGGCGCTGGTATGCCCGCCGACACAGAAAGGACGTGTGAAGACCATGAGAACCGTAGTCACCCTTGCCACCTTATTCCTCGCAATCCTCAACGCTGGCTTGGCAAATGCCGCGCAAAGACAAGAAACCGGCTACTACACCAGCGAGACGCGGCAAGGGCTCAAGACCTACAAGACCCGTAAGCCGTTCACATGGATGACGGAAAACGATCAGATCATCTTCTCTACCGTCTGCATGAACGAGCGCAGCGGTAGCCTCGAATACCGTGAGTGTCGAAAACGGGCTAAAGAGTATTTTCGAAGCAAATGTAGCGTGAGCAGCGACCGCTTCTGCCAAGCTGAAAATAATTTCAATCCGCTTTAATTGACTTAGTTAGAAGGCATCGGATATGCGCAATAAAATAAAAGGACTGTGGTTTTTAACTTTGTTGATGGCTGTAGCGGCCGTTTGTGAAGCTTCCGAAAACATACGCAGCTTGCCTGAAGCTGAGAGCATGCCTGTTGCGACTGAGAAACAGCATACAAGCTTGATTAGCTCTAAGGAGGCAATAGAGCTATATGATGTGCTCGGGCGTTTAGTTCAGATTGATAATGACAGGAGTAAAGCAGGTGTTGAGCTTCTTGAAGCTCAAATAAAGCTGCAATCTGAGCAGATTGAGTCGCTAAAAGCTGAGCTAGCGAAGTTAAGAGTTCCAGAGGATCATGATTTAACAGCGATTATATTGACGGGTGTCGCTGTAATAGTTACCACGTTGGGCGTGCTTATAGCAATACTGTCGATTTATGGTTATAGAAATATAAAAACTGATTCAATAAAAAGTGCTAGGACTGCGGCAGTTGATACAGTATCTAAAATAACTCCCGAAGAAATTTCGAAGAGTTTGCAAAAGCTAATGGAGGGAGAGGGGTTTAATAAGTTGATCAGCGATGCTGTTGAGAAAGCCGCATATCGTGGGATCAATCTAGATGATGAGGATGAGAATCTTGAAGACGTCAAATGAATGGGCCTCGATAGATCAGTCCGCTAGAGACATAGTAAGTAAATATCAAGAAAGTTTTCCCGTGGCCGTTGGGGCTATAGCTTCAGAGTTTGGAATAAAGGTTTTGAAGTCAACGATGCCGGGTTCTTACTCTGGGGAAATCAGAGAAGAGAATGGCGTGGTTACAATAAAAGTTAATCGCCATGATGTGAAAGAGCGTCAGCGTTTTACAATTGCGCATGAGATAGCGCATTTTCTGTTGCATAGAGATAGGCTGGCTAACGGAATAGTTGATGATGTTCTTTATAGGTCAAGACTCTCAGATACTTTAGAGAAGGAAGCCAATAGGCTTGCGGCAGATATTATTATGCCTGTGAGTCTGATTAAGAAGTTTCTGGAAGAAAATAGAGACTTAAAGCAGGACGACAAGCAAAGGAAGTTGGCTGAGGAGGCTCAGGTGTCATTGGTCGCTGTGAAGATCAGGATAGGGAAATAGCCTAAGATGACAAATATTTTTTCGAATTGGGGCTATGTTCCAATTTTAGCGGTTAGTCCTGCTGAATTAGCTGCAATAGAACAACTGCCCGATAAAGATAAAGACAAAATTCTCCCTCTGTTTCCACTTAAAGGCTGGGCGGCTGCTCATAAATTAGAGAGTGCGCTAAACAGAATTAATCAAGCGATAAGCTCAAGAAGCTATATAGCAGATATAGACATAGGCTTTCTAGCTGAGAACAAATTTTATCTTCTGACTGGCTCGCATCCTGATCGAGCGGTTTTTGATGAGCTAAAGCAGTTGTTAATACCGGATAACGGTTATGAGAATTGGTGTGCTTTTATCCAAGAAAATCCAAGTAGCTATATAGCAGATATAGACATAGGCTTTCTAGCTGAGAACAAATTTTATCTTCTGACTGGCTCGCATCCTGATCGAGCGGTTTTTGATGAGCTAAAGCAGTTGTTAATACCGGATAACGGTTATGAGAATTGGTGTGCTTTTATCCAAGAAAATCCAAGTCTGATTCCATGTATAAGGCATGAATCATTAGAAGGTTTGGAGAATCAGATAAAAAGGTTATCACTGCTGAATAGAGGTGTTGTTCTTAGGATAAATCCAACAGACAGCAATAAAGCAAAGTACAAATTGATACTGGAATTGCTGAAGAAAAGTGGTGTGCTCGATGTGTTGGTGATTTATGACCTTGAAACTGTAGATAGAAACTATGAGGAAGTAATAGCCCCGCTTTTGGAGTGGATGCAAGAAGCAAAAGACTGCATTGAGTCCGTAATACTTTCTGTGAGTTGTACATCTTTTCCTAGCGGGTTTGCTAAGCAGTTGCGTGGTCATAACTCCATATACGAGAGGATTCTATTTAATAGGATTAGTGAGCGCAATGAGCTGCATCCAATAGTCTATTCTGATAGAGGAAGTGCGCGCGCATTGAAACAAGACGGAGGATCAGGCACACCGCCGCCAAGGATAGACTATCCCCTAAAAAAGGACTGGCAATTCGTGCGTAGAGAGTTTGACGAAAATGTACCGGACTCAAAAGAAAAACGCAGGCTTGCGTATGTTGAAATTGCAAATGAAATAGTAAAAGAATCGTATTGGAATGAAGACCTAAGACTGTGGGGAACGCAGCAAATAGAAATCACAGCAGAAAATAATGACTTTGGTATATATAGTGCTATGAAGTCGACAGCTGTGAGGATAAATATACATTTGTTTAATCAGTTGCATTATGACTCTGAGGGTGATGAGTTAAACACGGATGAAGAATGGATTGATTAATAAGGGGCAAAAATATCTTTAGGTTGAGTTCTATGATACGGGCTCAACAAGGATACAGTCTCTGAATCCACGGAGCCTATTGAGCAAGCTGTTATTAGAAATCTTTGAGAGGTTAAGCTAAAGCGCTTTGTAAGCCCTTCAATCAAGATATCCTTCACTTCTGCTTTGGATATGCGATGCAATTTGGCTGTCACCTCCTGCTTTAGGTCGTGCATGCCGAGCGTATCGCTCTTGATTCCAATCTTTCTAGCGATAAAAGAGACCTCTCTGCGAGTCATTAAATCTAGGTAGCTCGGTTTCTTTATATCTTTTATTAGCTTTCCTCTTCGGGCTACCTTGACGTGGTCGGACGAGGCTTCCCATACTTCAATTTCTTTACCTGACATTCTTATTGTCGTTTCTACGAATTTAGGAGCAACAACTACAATAACTCTGTCGAAGTATTTTCTGTACTCTTCTAATTGACCGTTCAATCTTGCAAGTGAGTCCTTTTCGCTTTTGATTTCAATGGCGATAAGCTCTTTTTCTTGGATGATGCTTAAATCTACTCGACGAATTTTCCCAGCTAGATTCATTTCGCTGACAATAAGAGAGGAAAAATTGATGCGGCCATTTTTCAATAAGTGATCTAAAAATAAGGCTTTGATATCTTTTTCACCAAACAT